ACAATTTCAGCATCAGCATTAAGTCTCTCGATAGCAGCCTGAGCATCCTGTTCCACACGGCCAACATGATCTTCAGCTTCAAGTGCTGTCATGGCATTCGGGTCTTGTCTGATATTGGCAAGGATTAAATCTTTGAATTCGGTATTCTTGGCAGCAGTGAGAACCTTGCCTGATTTCACAACAAGATCACCACCGGATTGCAAGGCTTCATTGAGCTCTTCTGCAGTCACACCCATGTCGCCAAAAAAGTCCACCACATCGACGCCGGCCTCTTGAAGTTGATTAACCAGTGGGAAAGGTGAAATGCTCGTATCGGCATCACCCTTGCTATCAGCAATCGATTGATAAAGTTCTTCCATCATCTGATCAGACCGACCAGCGAGTTTACTTCCGAGAATTGCATCGATCCTGTCAGATATCGCTTGCATGTTCTTATTGGCACGATTAACCCTGTTTATATCAGCAGCACCCTGAAAAGCGACATTGGCCGTACCGATACCGCCGCCAACTTGAACACCCTTAACAAATGACTCTTCGACCCGATTCCAAAAATCATCAGCAGAAATATTATCGAAGTTTCCTTCATCGGCCATCTTCGCAGCTTCACCACCCATGATGATCAAAACTTCCTGAATAGCCTCAGTAGTTCCTTCAGTCGCGGCAATCCTACTGAATGTGCCGGCCATACGTTTCATGACATCACGACCACTTTGCTTGGCAAGCATTTTCTTGATCTGTGATTTACCAAAGAACGAAATGAATTTCTCGACCCCTGGTATTTTCGTAATGAGAAGTTTATTGGCGATACCCTCAATCGAACCAGATGTCGCACCAGACAGAAGTCCAGCTATTGCGGCAATATCACGATCAATCAGATTTCCCTCATCATCGGTAAATTGTAAAAATTCATGATAGGCATTGCCGCTTTCCTGTTCAATACCGTGAGCAATAGAACCAGCCGCGAAGAAAAACGGAAATGTAGTTATTGCCGCAGCACTAGCAGCAGGGGCCGCACCAGGACCAGTAACCAGCGCCGCCGTTCCTGCTAATGCAGCCGCACCACCAGCACCTTTGACGCCTGTCTTGAAGCCCTCTTCAACAGAACCAAGGATATTTGCACCCTGTTCAGCAATAGCAAAAGGAACACCGGCGAAAAACCCTCTTTCTTCAGAAGGCGGTCTACCAAATTCTATTGATGAAAATTCAGTCTGTTCTTCAGCCGAGAGAGCATCACCAGCACCCAATTGAGCCAAGGCATCACGAAAACCAAGTTCACCGGTCCGAACCTGTCTTCTTCCGACCTCGACGGATTCGCCAAGATCATGCCATGTATTGCTGAAATCATACCAGTCTGTCACTTCATCCTGAATGAGAGCAGCTTTTTTCGGGTCCATCATAAATCTTGAAAGTCCGGGCGACTGATCGATAATACCATCATAATCAATCTTGTTGATCATATTGGCTTTTTCAATCGTGTCTTCATTGCCTTGAACTATGGCAGGGTCCATGCCGGCATCAATCGATAAATTCTGAGTTCTGGCATGATCATCAGCAGACCTCTGAGTACCGCTATAAAGATTTCCGCGCAGAGTATTTTTCTTGGCTTCGCGTTCGCTGACAAGGATGTTGCTGAAATTTATCTCTGACAGCCGACCAGAAATAGCTTCCTGAGCTCGTCTTTGTTCTTCTTCATCTGATAAAATATCATCGAAGCTCATTGAAAATACCCTTCAGATATAAATTAACATAGGCTTGATCACGCTCGACATCACTTCGGAATGTGACGCCCTGAGTATCAAAGGCAGCACGAATGCCAACAAGCATATCTTCAGGGATATCAGAAGCTGTCACTTTATCGACCGGCCTGTTTAGCCTCACATCTAGCATCATATCAGCCACATCAGACCTGTTTAATTTCCTCTTGGTATTGAAAGCGCCAATGATCACATTACGCACCACCGGATCAATCTCGCCGCCTTTGATATATGCTTCTTCAATATCATCAGGAGTTAGAGCAGCAATGGGGAATTCTTTTTCAAAAGAGAAAAATCCTGCATCAAGATAGACCTGTTCAGCCAGAAGCCCGTTACCAATTTCAATGATCTCTGTTTTCGACAAGTTCTTGCCCTTATTGTTGGCAAGCCAAGTATCAACTTCATTCCTGAAGGCTTTATCAAATTCCTGAAACCTTCTCGACTTAATATTGTCGTCTTGACGCAAATCCTTGAACACATCATCCTTACCAATCAGACCAGCAGAAGAAGCGATCACCTGAAGTGCCTCATTGTAATCACCGGCACGGATCATTTTAGTGTCTTTATTACCGCCAGATAGTGTCGCGCGCGCCGATTGCTGTAGGGTAAGAGCATTCTTCAAATCCTGTTGGGTCAAGCTTGTTCCATATTCCCGAAGGATGTCTTTAGCAGCCAATTCTTGAATCGGCATGGTCATGATATCCTGCCATGATTTACTATTCGACACAGGAGCATGATTATTTGCAACATTACTATCGAGAGTTTTTAGCTTGGCAATATCTTCTTGAGAAAGTTCAGCCAATACGTCAGGCGCCAGTGTTTCGATACCGTTACCAGCGACAATATTTTCATAAGCAGTTTCATAGGCAGTTTCATTTCTTTGACGGTCAGCACTATCATCAATTGAGCGACGATCTTTTGCCCGTCTCACAGCATCATCTTTAACATTTTGAGGTTTATCAGATTGCTGGATTTCAGAAACAATATCATCAATCGGAATATCTTCGTCATATATTGAGGCAACCAGTTCTTCAGCTTGCTCGGCACTCATCTTCAGTGCCATGGACTTTTCAATCTTGACAATCGCACCAGCCGTCAGATCATCTTTATTAGCCTCAAAATAATCATTAGCAGCAGTGATGTCGATACCGGCTATCCGGTCGATAATTCCTTCCTGCATAACGGAGGTTTGTTCTTTAATGGCAGCGTCGATCACTTCTGGAGCTTGACCTTGCAGCATTGCCCTGATTGAAGTATCGATCATCAGTTTTGAGTTGGCAGCTACAGCAGGATTTTTAAAGTCTTCAATACCGTCATTGATAGCAGTTTCAGTCAGAGCGTTCATCTGGTTTTCAAATGCAGCCTGATTTTGTGATTGTTCATATCTTGCCAATCCGTCAAGAGATGAATTTCGTGAACCCTGGACCAGACTTTGAAACCTGGTCCGAGCACTACCTTTAAGTTGTTCTGACATTTTGAAGGCGGTATCATCAAAAGATTTTGTCCCTTCAGAAGTCACACCTTTAGCATCTAGCCCAAGTCTGGATTTAAAGCCCTTATCCAAACCACGCCAACCATCACGGAATTTATTGTATGATTCAACCGCCAAAGACACATCAGCTTTGTCCTGTTGTTCAATGGCAATTATACTCAGAGTTCTGGCAGTGTGTTGAAAAGATTGACCAACACCCTGCAACGCACGAGCAGAAGTGCCACCGAAGGCGGCTTCAGAAGCAAAAACCCTGTTTTCAGGAATTGGCGCAGCACCTATATCCTGTTGAGAAACTTCTCTTTGCGGAACATTAAAAGCCATTTATATAACCCCTCCACTTCTAAATACAGCACCAGTGCGAGCAGCTTGAGAAGCGCCACCAAGAATACTTGATCCAGCAGTAAAAATACTGGCCGTTCTTGCGCTCTCACCTTCAGCCAGTGACAAAGCACCAGCAGACCGGCTTTGTTGCGCTCTGGTTTTAAAACCCACAGCTTCCCGTTCTGAAGCAGTTCTGATATTCAGAGCTTCAAGCTCGTTCTGACCAGCAGTAAATTCAAGAACATCAGCAGCGGAACCCGTTCCTAGCACGACATTATTTGCAGACAGGTTCGCGCGCTGAGATCCTTCCAGTTGAGAACTGGCAAGTCTCTTTTGTCTCTCGGCCAACCGACCCCTTCTCAGAGCATCAGCAGCTTGCCGCTCGGCCAGAACAGCATTGTTCTCATTGACCTGAGCATTAAACTTGGCTTGTTTTTGCGCCGCTTTACCTTGTTGGATTGCGGCGACTGCAGTCACCGTAGCACCCGCCGCCGCCGTGCCAATTGCTATCCATGCCAGTGTGCTTGCTGAAATTGGTTCACACATATAAATTCTCCATCGTAAATTTTCTAAACGGTTTGCCTATAGCACCATATGGTTTGGCCTCTTGTTCGACATCAAACCCCAACCACTGAAGCCACAATATAGAAAGCTCATTATCCTGGTCAACATGATTAACAAGCTTTGAATACCCATCTTTCATTAATTCAATATATTTTTTCGAGCCGGCAAGAAACTCATATTTGTGATCAACAATTAATTCACTACCAAGCAGCCAAGGCGTACCGACACGATTGATCATTGATGAAGTGGCCACACCAAAAATGCACATAATCTCGTCATCGACAAACACGGTCCACGCATCACGAGATGATAATATTGCCCGTCTGATAGCCTTGTTCGGGTCTGATAACGAAGTTCGCCAGATTTCACGACAATCATCAGCACGAACCCTGATATGGTCAGCATCGTCAATATATGAAGCTCTTATATCAATCATCATCGCCCTTATTTATTTCTGGAATTACTGATAAAATTGTCACAGGTAATGGGTGTTTCTGTCTGTAAAATAACTGAGCTATCCGGTCCCAACGCGATTCAACAGCAGCATAAACATCGCCATTAGATAGTGCGCCTGGTCTTCCCCAATCTTCACGCTTGCGCCATTTAAGATCAAAAAGCTTTTCAACACGAGAACCGATTTGACCACCAACAGTTTTGAAAAATCTCAGCGTTACACCGTCCACCTTGCGAACATTATTAAAGACCACGCCGGACTGATCACCGATATTGGCATCAATGGTCGCAAAATCTGAAACATAGGAAAGTCCAGTATGAACCCGGCTATATTCATCTGCAAGATCAATCTGACCGTCAACCACAGTCTGAGCATCGAGAACATTACCATCGGCCAGAGTAACAACTTCCATGCCTTCAAGATGATCAAGTCCAGTCATAATAGTAATTGTTCCTCTGGATATTCCGCCTCTGAAATATTCGGCAAAACCAGTGCCATCGACATTAACAGGGACATCTTCATCAGATTGAAGTTCCACAGTCATCGAAGTTTTATTGGCGATTGTGTATCTGTTGCCGTTGAGCTCTGTCATGCCTTCAACATCACTAAGATCGATAGTCTGGCCATTGACATAAAAATCATCAATATTAGTACCAAAAGTTATCACCACCGGATTCGCCTGAGTAGCACCGGTAATCACAAGTTTTTCGTCTCTTGTCACACCACTATCAACACCGAACCAATCATCAACTTCATTGAACTGAGAGGTATGAACACGCTCAATCATTCTCTTAAATGTGCCGTTAATATTCCTGCGTACGGCAAAATATGTCGCGTCTTCGCCACCCTCTCTCACTGAAGCAACACTTTCATAAAGACCTTGAGTTTCATGTTGAGCCCACGCAAATATTTTATGCTCGGCGACATAGGTCAGGGTCAATGCAGTGCCGTCATTACGGATAGCCCAAACCAAGGAATATGGAACCTGAGCATAATCCCAGGCCACCAAATCCCTGTTCTCGAATAAATGTGTGGCAAGCACGGAAAGCTCTGAGCCCTGATAATTATCGGATTCTAGCGTGTATTTAACATCCCTTACCATGGCGAATTTAGCATTGTTTTCGTCTTCTTCATTGTTGCCGGTGACAAATATCGCCACCGATCCAATGGTAATCGGCTTGAGAAACATGGAGCCCCAATATTCCTGCACATCAAAGCCTATGGTATTTGGCGTGATCAACTTGGAAGTTCCGGAAGAAGTTACCAACCACTCACTACCACTGGTAAAAACGATAAGTTGACCGCTCAAAGGAACCATGTGACGGATTGCGTTGGCTTTTTGAGAAGATATTGTTCCGGTAACTGAATCATCATCCTTGACGGCCTTGGACACATTGAAGTTGGTAAAGTTTCCGGACACAGAACCCCATGCAGTTACAGGAAGATTGTTCGACCCTGCATACCAGCGCCTTGCTTGATAATAAGCAACCGTTGAAGGTTTATTGTTAACACCATCAAACGGATCTCTGATTGACAATGCAGGACTGTCAGAAAATTCAGGCGTTATGTTTCGGTCGGTAAATGTCAGGTTATTAGATGAACCAATAAAGCCATAAAAGCCGGAACCATCTTCAGCCTTGTAAATGTTATATTGTGTGGCATCAGTGACGGCATCCCATGTGATAACCGCATTGTCACCAGTATTGGATAAATCCTTATTGGCCTCAGTGACATTGGCAGATGATATGCTTTCTTCACCAGTTTCTTCATCAAAGGCCGTTACAATCCAGTCATAAGTAATGCCAGTTCCAGCACCAGTGTAATTAACAGCAACATTGGTCGGAAAGTCTATTGTCGGCGTAAGTGTGATAACATCATATTGCCAATCGGTATCGGAAAACCGAAGTATATTGGCCGGTGGAAAATCAAGGTGGGTAAGCGTTAACACGTCATTGGCCTGAGTATAATCAAGACCGGGGATTTTGCTCGCATTGTAAGGAATAATCACATCAATAATTTGCTCAAAGGTTAAACTCGAACCTACATATGGTCCAGTTGAAGTCGTATCTTCACCACGAAGTTCGAAATCATCAGGGTCAGATTTTTGTGCTGTGCCGCCTGAGCCAGCCGTATAAAGTAATCCATCTTCATCATCAAGTGTGAAATTATCAACATCAACGACAGTAATTGTAAAGGTTCTTCCGTTAAGCTCAGTCATACCACCGACACCAGTTATATAAATTCGATCACCTGTTGAATATAAATGCCCTGTCACTTCAACATTAACCGGATTAGTCGCAGTGGTGGCAACTATAGCTTTCGTAGCATCAAGAACAAGATCAACAAAGAAATATCTATTTACAAGTTCTGGCATACCAGAAGGGTTAGTAAGACCAGAAGGATTAGTAATTAAAATTTCACCATCCTGGTCAAGACCGTGCGAAGCCTTGGTCGCAACAGCAGGATTAGCTTGTGTAATTGCCGTCATTGCACCATCAACATCGGTCAATATTGCACCGTCTTTGATAATTCTCATTACCCTGCTTTGGAAAATAAATACATATGTCTGAGCATTGTTGAATTCGAACGGTATCAGCCGGACAACAGTATCATCATCAAGAGCGTGAATAACATACTCAAGGCCGGACCTGTTAATAATCCCGCCAGTGGTCAGAACATGGAAGTTTTTTAAAAGACTTGCACCAGTTCCTACCTTGGAAACATCAATACGAGCACGGACAGCCGGTGATAATTCGCCTCCGCCTAGTGATATATTTGCAGCAGGAAATCCCATTAAGCACGATCCTCAATCCATTCAGCCTGTAGATCGACATTCTTTGTGCCTTCGCGGGTATTGTTCGTCCGCGCAGTATCAAAGGTCGCGTAATAAAGCGTCAGTAAATCTGCCGCTCTTTGACGAGAATTAGAGATAGAGAACGCTATTTTATGAGCAAGATACAATGAAAGAGCATTATCAAAGTCAGGCTCCCATAATGAAGGATCGGTTACATTAATTCCGTAAATCAATTCAGCAGCATCAAGATTGGTCCATATCACCTTGCCGGGACTGTCAGGGTCTTTGGCGACCTCGAACGGTATTCTGTCATCCCTTACGTCTTGAGGGTCAATAGGATTATAAATTCTTCCTGCTTTAATGCAGTCGGTCGGATAAACATACTGGAAACCCCAACCGGTCGGCGGCGTTCCTGTACTTGCCAATGCAACCTGTTTTTTTGCAAAGTTCCAGAGATGATCTCTTAAAACGAAGCCTACACATGTTTCGTAATAGGTCCGGATCTGTTCAGCTTCAAAACTGTCTTCTTGCTCGTCTTCTACACTATTACTGTTTTTCAGAAGCCCGAGAGACATATTCCAGATTACAAGATTACTTGAAGCCATTGTATCACCTATTATTGAATGAAAGTGTCGGGGCCACGGTTAAGCAGCCCCGATCATATTATTGTCGATATTCGCGAATGCGGGACCGCAAGGTGTCATCGCTCATTGTCCGGTTTAAAGTCAGACCGATACAATTTGCCTTGCCATAGGAAATAAGCTCTTCCTTGGCCATGGCATCAAGCGCGTCTTTTGGGGCATCGTCTTCAGCACCATCGACAAAACCGAAATCATCATCTTCAGGCTCAGGCTCTTTCACCACTTTTGGTGGCGGGTTTTCCTTAAGATGCTTGAAGCTTGCTTTCAGTTTTAAGAGGTCTTTTTTAGACGAAGGCTTCATCCACTTCTTGGAAAAAGCATTTGCATCGGCAATTTCGAATTTGTCGCCAATATTACGATAGCATTTACAAAATCCTGGTTGGGTGGCTGTAACTGTAATCATAATATTATACTCCAAATCCGTCATCGTGACCGGCAACGATACCAGCATGAATAGCGCCGGTTGTAGGATCAGTTCCCGTCACGGCATAATCCAAGCGAATGTAACGCTCGTCAGTGCCTTTAGGCAAATAACGAAACGCAACATCCTTGCCAATCGCCAGAGCAGCTAAAGGGATAACTTCCGTGATCACCAATGAGGATGACGTGAAGCCAGTAGTACCAGACACCTCAACCGAAACAGCCAGAGATGTCAGCAGATTAAAGGCTTCAGTGACACGAACGCTGATCGGAACTGGCGTACCTTTGCCGTAATCCTTTTCAACAGCCTCGAAGCCGTGAATAGGCGTTAGCGCAGCCAGTGTGTCCAGAATATTAGTGGACACAGCATCGCCGGCAACTGCCTGATTGTCCGAAAACAATTGTTGTTGTGAGAAGATCATAATAAGTTCCTTTCTTAAACTACTCGTGCTTCATTGTTCACAAGTTGATCAACTTGACGGATCGGGAACCCACGGTAGGTAAGAACTTCTTTACCCTGAATTTCCATATCCTTGAATCCGAGACGAATGAAGTTATCACTCGCACCGGCGTTTGTACCTAATGAATCAAGGGCAGAAAATACTTCCTTGTTACAATAGATGGTGCCACGACCCATTTTGAAGTTGCCGTCACCGACATCACCAACACCATTGAGCCCTTGATCAGCACGGCGCGCGCCATGCCATTGATACAGCGCATCCTTCATGAAACCATAAAGGTCAACTGAGCCGGCCGCAATGTCCGGAACAGCGATCTAGGCAATCCGGACAACCTTGCGGAAGTCGCGAACAGCAAGACCAAGATCCCAACGGAACTCTTCTTCAAATGCGTAGTAAGGGTTATTCGAAGCATCGAGAACACGTTGTTTTCCGTGATCAGTTCGGCTGATACCAGCATCAGAATCCTCTGGATAAATCAGAGAGCACGAATCGGCACCCCACTGAACAAACCAGATTGATGTATTATCCGAACCAGTACCACCAGCATCAATGATCTGGTTTCCCTGTACGGAAGATAGATCATCATAACGTGGTGCAAAGCCGGTGATACGGTCAGGATTAATCGCTTGATCTTCATAGAAAATCGAACGAGCACCTTCCTGAGCCATACCCTCAATGATACCTTGGGCTTCCTGAAGCCGGTAAGCTCCAAGATTTTTAGTCACTTTCATAAGGCGTGTGTCCACCGTTGAAAGCAATTCGATAAATCCAGTCGCATCACGAACTTGACTTCTTGTGATCCGTCCATTCGACATACCTTTATAGAGTTTCCCCCAATCAGGCGTAGGAATGCTGGATATGAATGTTGACAAATGCGTAGTACCGTCATTAGCCGGCATCGCAATTGCGTCTTCAAGAATAGCATTGGTTTGCGCCATGATATTAATTATCTGAGCGATATCACCTTTGCCGGTCTTGCCTTTGAATATCTCGATTAAATCGAGAAAGTCTGATCCTATTACGGCCATAATAAATCTCCTTTAATAGCCATTTACGTTTCAGTCTTCACACCTGTCCCATCTTCACCATACATTATTGTTGCCTGGTCTTTCTTGGGAACGGCCTTCTGACCATCTACAATTCCATCTTCTTTGATGGATTTGCCGACCTTCGTTAATAGTTCAAACATAAGAGGATGATTTCCCAAGCCGGACTGATCCAATAAATCCTTGAAATCTTTGGCATTGTCACCCATGACCTCATCAATGGCCCTTGCGGTATGTACCAAACTTGCTTTCAGTTCATTGCCACCAAACTCGGCATGTTCCATTATCGCCTTCTTGTTTGCATTATTAACATCGGTAAACGCCGTCGAAGTGCTTTCACTTTGAGATTTAATTGTATTGGCATAAAGATCCACGAATTTTTGAGCTTGTTCTTGGCTGAGCCCTGCTTCTTTAAAAAGTGGGGCAGCCTCCTTAAGCATATTCTCATCGAGTGCCTCGAAGCCTTCTGGTAAATTAAAATCAGAATACTCTTCAGGTGCGTCTTCTTTTTGATCGTCACTGTCGCCTTCGCCGTCTGTTTTTTCGTCGGCTTCGCCTTCAGTACCATCAGGATTATCTTCTGTTTTCAAATCGTCGTCGGTCGGCGGTGATCCGGAAGTTAGAAGATTTTCCTCGGACTGTGCTTCTGTAGAGGCTTCAGTGTCAGCTTGGCCTTCTGTTGTTGCTTCATCAGTCATAAGTCTAGTTCCTTAATTATTTCAGCGTATGCGTCAGGGTCCGCATCTTTAGCATCACGTAAAATTGACAGCCCGATACTTCTCATTCCTAAATTGTAGAATGTATGGCTGTTCCCTGTAAAAACCTGTTCGCTCATTATCATTGAGCTATCGGCGATATTTCTTATCCAGTTTTTACCGCCTGGTGTTTTAATAAAATCAGCGAGCGCGGCCTTGACTGCTTTTACTTTCATCTCGAAAATCGCTTTTTCTTCTTTTAATTTATCACTCATTGTCCGGTCGCACTTCCTAATATTTGATTAACGATATCATTACCAGCAGGATCGATCTCTGACAAGGTTTTTGCGCTTTCAACAAATTGAGGTTGCGCTTCAGCCTGTCTTTGAACTCTAGCTTGGTCTGATCTGATTGCCCGTACTTCCTCAACATCATCTTCACTTACTGTAAGATCAGCCGGCGCACCAAGGGCATCAGCATATAGATCAATACTCTTATCAACATTGAATTTATCCAAGGCATTCGGGTTTAATTGAGCCGCAGAGCCCACATAAGCACCAAGACGTTCAATCGTTCCGGTCGCCACGGCTTTTTGTGCCTGAGCAAGCGGAGAAATATATTCAATATTCAGTTCAGCATTTTCAATAGCATCCGGAGCCGGTGGGATAAGACCCATGCGATTAGCAATTGAGAATGTCCTTGTTATCAGATTATCAAGAAGTTCCACTTCGACACGCTCAATCACCGGGCCAAGCATAAGAAGTTTCTCTTCTTTGCGCTCGACAATTTCAGTGGCTGAGCGCACATCATCAAGATTGCTGATTGACAGGAATAAATCTTCGAAAAGACCCTTGCGTATTCTGCCTTCCACCTTCCCGATCTCGGCAGTGAAGGCGGCAAGCTCAGGTTTAATCTGATAGGCAGGAACAAATGCTTTCTCACCGTTAATATTCTTCACAGATGTAAAGCCACCAGGCGCGGTACTGACTTGAGAAGGATGAAGATTACCGCCGCCGTTCATTGGCGGGTCAACAAGTTTGGCTTGTGCTTTAGCTTTCACTCTCTCCTGAGTTTGTAATTGTTTTACATCACCAAGAATATCCATTGAAGGTGAACGTCCATATACATCGGAAGTATTAACGAACCACCTTGGAGCCATAATCGGAAACTCGTCAAAGCCTGATTTTCTTAAGAAACCTTCATTGGGATCATTTTCACTTGCGCTCACTTCCCAATGGTAAGAGGCCCATTTTTTGTTTTTGGCCAGGAAAGACCCGTTCAGCCTTCTGCGATTAACCTCTATCCCATGACGGACATCGACATATTTATCAAGCCTATCATTTTCATACTGATTTTTTGTGTTGGCACTGACATTATCAAGGCCATATTCTTCAACCAATTGCCCTATTGTCTTTTGAAATTCACGGTACATAGCATTCACTTTGCCATCAGAGCCAAGCCCGAAATAATATTCACCAGCCGTAAATATCTTGGTATTGATCACCGTTTCGTCGTTTTGCTCGACCATCATGCAGCCAGTACCAATCAGACTGAGCTCTTCATAAATGGAAATAAG